TTAGTATCAGTTGAGGCAATTGTAATATTACTTGCATCTGTATGTGTTAAGGTTACATTTGTACCCGCCACGAATTTAATATCCTGAGTACCTGAACCTGCACCACTTTCTGTTAATCGTAATAATATATCATTCGTAGAATCTACAAAAGATGTAGCATATTCATTTTGAGTATTTGTATCTGTATTAGCAATATAAGCCGGTATTCCAAATGTTCCATCATGTCTTAGGAAATGTCCTGCCGTTCCCACCGAAGGAACTAGACCACTGTTTCCACTGGAAATAGCAGAAGAATACGCTACATCAGCAGTTCTTGCTAAAGTTCCTGTTGAGGAAGGTAGTGTAATAGTAGCAGAACCATTTGTTAATGTTCCATCAGGATTAATCCTCATAGTTTCTGCACCATTATTAATAGCAGAAAATGTTCTTGATGCTTGCGTATATGTTAAATATTGAATTTTACGATTTAATACAGTAGCAGCATCATCTTTATCGTATTGAATCATAGCAATAGGAATATCACCTGCTGTTATTTCAGCAACAGTAGAGGTAGTATTGTTTCCTTTTCCTGAAGATGTTCCATGCCGCCAAACAATAGTATTGTTACTTGATTGTATTACTAATAATCCATACCAATCTACACTATTTGCTGTTCCGGTACTAGCAGTAGTAGGCACATTAGAAGTAGATGTAATTTCTTCAAACTTACCGTTTCTTAAAAATTTACCACTAGTAATAATGTAATTAGTGTGATTGCTTACAAGTGATTGAGTAATGTTAAACCCACTTAGGATTCTATTTTCTCCCATAGAAGTATTGAGAGTTTTAATAATACCTGTATGTATTGCATCTGTACCATCAACTAATTGTGTTGTTGCTCCTAACCTGCTAATAAAACCTGTATTATTAACCATTATTTCAACTCCACTCTAATTGTAAAAGACACTGTATCAGATGCCGCGACTACGCCTGTGCTTGTGAAAGTTACTCTTGTTAACATTTCTCCTGAATCTGTAACTGTGCTATTTCCATTATTATGAAATATTCCTAATTCAGTTACACCCGATGTAGGTATTTGTGAACCCAAGAAATCTACATTCCAAATTAAAGTTGAACCAACTCTAGATGGTGTTACATCAGAAGCATGAGTATAAACTACATGGTCTAAATTAGTTTGAGAAGGAGAAGTGCTATCCGAACCATCTCCAATCTTAATAACAGTATATTTAGTGAGTATATAACTCGCCATTATTTCTTCTTTACCCGCATTTACTATCATACTTATACATCCTTTTCGCTTTTGTAGGTTTTTAATGTTGTTGACCCTGAACCAAATCCTAACAGGGTTGTAAATCCTAATATATTATTAAAACCTAAATTAGAATTAGTAGTAGATATTTTGTATTCTATTGTATTATTTTTAATAGAAAATGAATCAAATACACTCTTTCCTACAACGCTTTGTACTGAATTTTTACCAAATAAAGTAAATGTACTTCTAGTTTGAGTACTAGATAGTTCACCCAATCTTTCTGCAATAGTTTTGTTAAAAGTTCCAACTGTAATAGTTGCTACTCCACTTAGAATATTTTCAATTTCAAAAACTTGATAATCGTTAATTGGTATGTCGTGATTTGGGAAATCTAAAGTTAAAATATCTCCCGCTTCTAATAATTCTAATCCTTCTTTTTGTATTTTTAATTTTATTTTTCTTACATCAGCATTGTGTATTTGTAATAATTGATGTGCCTTTATTTTAGCATCCGATAATGATTTGATTGATGAATCTATATGTCTAATAGTTCTAGTTCTTCCCTTTGTAGGCATTTCTGCTTCTGCCTTAACCCCATCACCAATAACTATTACTTTATTTGCTTTATCAAATAGTGATTTATTACTTTCTACTTTCACTAAATTATGACCCGACTTATAATTTATAGAATATTTTCTAAGACCATGAACATCTTCAATGTTTTTTGCTATAATTTCACCATTAGATATTTTATAATCTAATCCTCTTTTATTTGCTAAGAAATTTATTGCACTAAATGAATCTGTATCTTCAAATCTAACATTGGAAACATGGGTTTTTCTTTGTCGTCTAATGAGTTCATCATACGCAGAAGGAACGAAAATTATACCATCAATTGTTATTGTAATGTTGCTTATAGAAGTTACTTTACCAACCAAATATCCTTCTTGTGTATAAAGAACATCACCCACAATAACATCAATTGGTTTTTCAACACAAGTTATCACATTACCTGTAATTTTTGCAGAACCGTCTGTATTCCTATCTACTAAATTAGTTGTATAATCTCTAAGACTTTGTTCATAGTTCACATCTAATTCTGCTTCTTTAGCAATGTTTTCTATTTCATTTTCAACAATTCCACCAATACTAAATGTAGTTCCTAAATAACATTTAGTTGGTATTATGGATAGTTTTTTAGGAATAGTTACATCAATAGTTTCACCAAAAGAAACACAACCATCCCCGTTTAATTCACCATCATATTCAAACTTCAACGCTCTATTATTCGCATCTGAACTTCCGTCATCAAATGTAATCGTCAAAGATTTAGTCTGTGAATTATTACCATCTGTAATATAACAATTAATTTCATCTCCGTTAGAAAATAAACTAGAAGATATATTTGCCAAATCTCTTCTTTCTAAATATGTGTTAGTTTCATCTATATTCAACAACATATACATTGAATATATTCCTTCTCCAAATTGGTTTTTAGAAGAAACATCTCCTGTTCTTAGATTCTTAGGAACAGTATTGTAATCTAATCCCGAATCTTGCATAACATTTACTTCAAAATAATCAGGAGTTTCTTCAAAAACTGTATCAGATAATCGCATTAATCTAAAATATGTTCCATCAGTAGAATTGAGTATTGCTTTATCAAATGTTAAAGTGTGAACTTGACCCGAAACTGTATGAGATAATATTTTTCCAATATAATTTGGAGTACCTTTAGATACAACCCTTTGACTTCCCGAAAGTGTTTCAGATGTTGGAAAATGATTGGCGGAATTAATTGTTCTATTACTAACAATATAATATCCTGTAAGGTTAGGCACGAAGTTTAACCAATGATGAGTTGAACTAGTATTCATAGTAAACTGAACAGAAGTTATTGCACTACTAGCAGTAGTAATATTAAACTGAGGTTTCAAAAACATTTGTGCAGAATACATTTCTCCGTTAGTACCCGCAGAATCAGCATGAGAAGGTTCTGTTGTAGTACTAATTGTATATCCTTCTCTACTATCAAAGGGATAGTGTCTAGTTTTAGTTCCTATAAAAACCATATTTTTACTTGAATTGACGTTATTGGTCGCTTTATTCTCGATAATATTACCTGTCGGCTGACCGTTTTCTAATCTAGCACCGAGTTCTGAATGTAAACTAGGAAACACATCTAATTCCAAAGGACTACTAGTAATGTCTAATGTAGTAGAACTACCATCCTTAGAAGATTTCATATCTTTAAAAATAGCAGTACAATTATCATAAATATCTTTAGACGGCCAATTTATACCATAAGGGTTAACATCGTCTATACTACTATGGTTTGGTGTATATGGCTTAGATAATGCAGACAATACTTTAGAAACGTGTTTTCTTTGAATGGTATTACTACTACTTGTAATTTTTTCCAAGTGAAACGCAGAACTTGTTATTATATCGAAACTACCTAAAGTTTCCAAAGTACCTTCACTTATTAGCGGTAATAATATATTTGGTGGGTCATAAGTAGCGTTTCCGCTTTGTGTATTTCCTCCATAATCCGTATTTTCAGATAACAACGCATAATCAAAATAATTTGTTGTAAAATTAGGAGTTAACATATATATTCTAGTCATATTCAATGGTTGTGAAATACGGTTATCATTAGTAACATGTTCTATTACTGTTAATAACTTATCCATTTTATTTTCTTTTTGTGTTAATAAATTATAACTTGTTAAATCACTAGCACTCAAAGGACTACTCGCACTATTATATTTAATATATCTAGGAATATCAATTTCATCTATTTCATCAATACCTTTTACAGATTCAGCATCCACTGAATTAAAGTGCCAATCAAAAGTTGCTTCTACTAATCTAACAATGCCCCATCTTTTAATTTGATTAGTCGTTTTAGTTGCTGTTTGTATTTCTGATAACTCATAATCATTATCATCTCGTATTGTTGATTGAGTTTTTCCTATATGATTGTGATTCACTTGTGTTCCTTTAGTTCCTTTATCTTCAAATAATAAACCGTAATCACTTAATGAATTGTTTGAGAATGAAAGATTATTAAATCTCAATTTAGAACTAGGATATAAATCTCCCGTTGCATACAAGGAATATGGTCTTGCTCTCCAATCGTTAGTAACTAAATCTTTGATGTTAGTATCATCACTTAAATTAGAATCAAAAATAGTAGTATCTACATTTTTTGTTCCGTCTGCTCTATTAAACCAATTTAAATCCGAAGCATTTGTAGTTCTAGAATCTCTAGTACCATTGGGTAATAACTTAACTCCTGTTGTATATCCTTTTATCTTATGTTTTCTATTAGCGTTTTGATAAATCCTAGACCAAGAGTTTGTATAATTATCATATGGTATTAATGTATTATTAGAAAAAGATTGTAAATCTACAAACTTAAAAGTATCTTCGGGTGCAAAATAGTGTTGAAATTGGGATTTAAACTTATGAATAAAACCACCTGTATGTAAATTACTATTTAATAAATAAAAACCTGCATGGTAATTGGCTACACTATCACTATTAGTAGAAGATAAAAACCTAGTATCAGTAGAATTATTATCTTGAGTTCCTAAAACAACAGGAAAATTAGGTGCAATTGTTACTATATTTTTAGAATCATTAACATCGTTAACATCCACAACATGAAACATTTCAGAAGAAACAATATTCTTTTGTGTATATTCTATATTAGTTTCTTTTTCTTTTCCTATTTTTAATAAATATGTACTGGAAGGCATATCTTCATCAACAATAGAATTATCTGATTTTATTCTTTTAACTATATTTGAAGGTTTTAATATATCATAACCATAAGAACCATCAATTTCAAAAGAACCATTATTAGAAGTTAATTTTAAATCTAAATAAGTAAAGGTATTATAAGTAGAATTATATGTAAAGTTTAATCCTTCATTAAAAACCAATCCCTTTTCAGAAGTATTTGTGAAATCTGTAGGTCTTGTTGTTTCAGTTACATTAGTTGCTAACGCTTTAACACCCGAAATAAATCTAGAAGAAGTATCTAAAGGATTGTAATAATATATGTTAGTATTGTTTGACGAAGAAACATACGCTTTATCCTTTAATATAATTGTAGTAGTTGTGTTAGGGTCAATTCCTGATTGTGTACTACTAGAGTATTCTCCTATTAATTCATAAGACGAATTAAAGAATAACATATATTTTTTAAAAGTAAATGCGCCATCAATTGTTATACTAGTCGAAACATCTTTTGTAACTGCCCCATCAGAATTAACAGGTGAAGAAAAATTATCTATATGTGGATTTAATGTAGAATAAACTATATCATCAGTAAAGTTTAGATTTTTATTTACAGTAGTTGTTAATAAATTAGCAATTTCATCTCTACCTGATATAGTATAAGTCATCATACCTGATTCATTTTTAGACTCTATATCTTCAACATTACCATTGAATACTTCTTCATTTAGAGTATAACTACCATTATAATAATACATTCTTGATATTGGGGTTTTTTGATAATATTGTTTAGTGGAATCTAATATAGTTAGATATTTATGTGTTCTATCACCATAGTTTACTCTCACATCATGCCCTGATTTATTGGTAATAGACAATCTAGCATTATATAATTTTGTATTTTTAACTTCTACTGTTCGATTCTCTAAAGTTAATCTATCACTTTGGTCATGTCTTACTTCTGTATCTGCTGCGAACTCCACATTTAATTTATTATTAGAATATGGAACTACATAACAATCTACACTACTGAAACTATGAACAGTAGAACCACCAACAAATACACTACTGTTTACTGTCTTTCTAGCATCTATCGTAAATGTTTGAGTGGTTAATGTATAATTTCTTGTTGATACGGAAGCGATAATATAATGATACCCATCTATTTCTACAATAGTATTATCTGCTAATATTGAAGCATAATCATATTCACCTGTTAAACCATTTATAGTAATTGTATTAGAACTAGAACTAACGGTATGTTCTATTTTTTTAAGTTTCAATGTATCAGAATAAAGACCATTTCTAACTACCATTTTAGAATCTTCTTTAACTTTCAAATGTTGTGTACCACTATTATCTAAAGTAACTACCGTAGCCATTTTACTCATTTTATTTTTTGGATTATTAACAATGGTATCTAATGTAGTAGGAATTTTATCATTCTTTAATTGTGCAGATTCAAAAGTTATATATTTTATAGCCCCATTTAAATTTTCACTATTAGTCCAAACATTACCCGAAAAAGAGTTTGCGTCTGTTAAACTTCTTTTCATTAATGGGAATGCTTTGTTCCAATATAAGGGGTCAAAATTACTATCATCTTCATCATCTATTAAAGTATTATCAACTAATATAGCATCTAAATTATTTCTTCCTAAATTCTGTATAGTATTATTGTATTTGCTTTCTGTTTTGAATACTACATTTTGTATTGTTGTTCCTATTCTTAAATTAAAATTAACATTTGTTGCTGCGAGTGGAGTTGAGTGTCTATAAAAATCTAAATAAAATCTATGATAAGATGTAACAGTGTATTTCAATTCTACATTTCCTAAATAATTAGTTCCATTAAAAATTGCCATTCCTTCTTGCAATTTATCATAATCATCACTAGACACTATAAAATATTTTCCTGTACTGCCTACTTCATATTGTGTTATACTGCCATTAGGAACACCTGCGGTAACAAAATCAGTAGCCACAATAACATCGTCATCATCCCAAACTCTAGTAGAAGTTACCGTATATTTTTCATTGTAATCTAATTGGTCTTTTTCCTTTAACCTATCATTGTAAAAATAAAAGGTAGGAGTATTTACATTACATATTTTATCGTATTTATCTGTTGTAGCAGAATTATCTCCCCTTAAACCATAAGATACCGCTACTAAATCTGTATCTGTTTTTGCTGCTCCCTTGTATATTTCAAATGTAGTTCCTTTTGGTATATCACCATTATATTTAGGACTAAACTCTACACCATCACCAAATTCATCAAATGAAACTATTCTAGTTACTTTAGCAAAGTGTGCATTAACAGAGTCAACTCCCTTACCGCTTGCAGTATCTAATATATCATGGTTTAAAATTATAAAATAATCATAATCTTCTATATCTAAACCTACTCTATCAGTAGGAAAGTCCGAACTAGGATGATAAGTTGCTCGCAAGTTAGTAGCAATATTATTAACAGTTTCGTCAGCAAAATTAGAATCATATATTTTTACTTTGAAAGAAGGAGTTGTTTCTTTGTTTGTAGTGGCTACTATTTTCGTTTGAACTGTACCATCCTTTCTAGGTGCTTTTCTTATTTCTGTATGAATTATAGAAGAGAATGGGTTAGTATTACTTTCTATTTTATAATCAGTTTCATTTTCTAAACCTGCTGTATATAATGTAGGGTTAACTGAAACATTTTTAAATGCCTTTGCTTTATTATTAGTACTGTTTCTATCAGTATAAACATTAGACCCATTGCTAATAGTTATCTCAGTTTCACTAACACCTATATTTAATGGAAATAACATTCTACCCGAATAAGACACTTCACTCACCAAATGTATAATAAAATAAAATATTACTGTAACTAGGAGTTAAAGTATTAAGTGTTAAACTAGGTTCTTTTCCTTTATGCATGGAGATTTCAAATAATTCTCCCATAAATTGTTCGCTAATTAAAGTACCTTTACCAATTCTAGACTCTCCACTATTTGTTGTATTATCAAATTCAAATGCAGGTACAGAAATAGTTTGAGTTTTAATAGATTGATTATTAACATAAAGTTCTATTTCTCCGTTCTTCCTGTAAGAACATGAAACCTTGTAAATTTCTTCTAAATACATTGCTTCTCTAGGTTGAGAAATATAAATTGATACTCCCGATAAAGAGGAAGAAGAATTAAGTGTAGTATTTGAGCCGCTTTTACTAATCACTTTTCCTAAACTAACACCACTACTATTGAATATTTCAGTACCGCCACTACTATGCGCTCCTAATTCAGCCATTTTAGTAGAATAACTACTACCAAAAGTTAGCGTAGCACCGGAAATAGTAGCGTCAGAAGCCAATTCAGTAAGACTAGTAGTGTGTTTTTGGTAATAACCATCTTCATCATAATAACCATGTAAAGTATTAACCGATGTTATAATCGGACTATCACTAGAAATAGTAGTAGTTAATCCTGATGTATTAGTAAAATCAACACATAGTTTATATTCAGCAGGTTGATTATAATTAGTAGTTGTAGTATTTTGTAAATAAAATTTAAAATTATTATTGTGAAATAACATCATTTTATGAGAAAGGCGATTTGTTATATGATTTGTATAATCCCCTGTACCAAAGTATCTAGAACTTTGAAACCCACTTTCAGTTTCATCTTCGGCAGGACTAGGTGGAGTTTTTGTTGATGTTTTAGTATCTATATCATCAGAAGCATGACCATTACCATTAACGTCATATGGCGTTATAATTGCTTCAATGGTAAAACTATCAGAGTGATTCCAGAAGTTGCCTCTAGACGTGCCTGTGCCTACTGTATCGGCATCTAATTTTAAATAACCATCACACATAACAGGAAATACTAATGCTTTAGAATTTCCAATATAAACATTAGCCATTTTACTACCTCATCAATCAAAGAAATTATCGCCTATTACTTTCGCTTCTTCAAAATCTAAAGTAAATCCAATACTAGGAAATTCAGTGGCTATTATATTTGTAGTAAATGAACGAACAAAACCAGTTACTCCTGTATGATTTTCAGTTTTTTCAGCAGCCTTAAAAATAGATGATTGGTCATTCATAGTATTGCCTGTTCCCATTGTAAAATTATTATCATAGGCTCTGTTCTTCCACGAAAAAGGTATAATTGGTAGTGTTTCTATTGAAGTATTTGCATCAACATTTGTTCTATAATTAAATTCATTATTAACCCTACTAGGATAAAAAAACAAAATTTTACTTATATTTTGGTCATCCTGTAAAGAACTTGAATCAACATAAGAATGTATTAATTGTGCCAATTCAAATGAAGTCATAACAACCTCTTTTGCATCGGCTGTTCCTGATTGTTTCTTAATAGTCTGCTCAACTAATGTTCCCGACAAAGACATAGTTTTGGATGATAACCCCATATCAAATGCTAAATTAAGAGATTCCCCTCTAACTGCACCTGATAATGGAACTCCCATATTTGGAACAGTTTTAGTAGTCATAATATTTACAGAGTCAACATGCAAAGGAATTCTATTTATTATGGCATCATCACCAATTTCATTCCTTCTAGATAATTCTAACATTACCATGTTATTAGGGTCTAGTGCGCTCAAAAGTTATTCACCACCGAACCGGTTCTATTCATTCTAAGGTTAATTTCTCTAGCAACCTTATTTGCTATATCTCGTATCTCTGTATCGGAAGCACCAACTCTACCATTAACATTAACATTAATTGTATTACCACCTGAGCCGCCCATCATTCCTTTACTATCTGCATTAGAATGTACTCTTGAGCCTCTTGGTAGAGATACTAATTCTGCACCTCTTTCTCCAACTAATTGCATATTAGAATTAACTACCCCGCCTGTACTAAATGGATTAATTGCCGCTACTAAAATACCTCCTAATGTCCATGCTAGTATAACAGGTAAAGAATAAATAGCAATACCAAGATATGTTAAAGCACCAAGTACTAAACCTATTGAAATCATTATCCCTGCTATTGTATCTACTGTTGTTGCTCCACCTTCTAATAAAGATTCTAATATTTCTCCTAAAATAGATATAACTGATATAAATGATAACCAAACAAGCCCCCCTAATACTTGAAGTGCTAATTTTAGAATATTAGCACCAATTAAAATTATCCCCCCAACAACCATTAAAAAATCACCCTGAACAAACCCATCGTATAATAAATAGAAAGCACCTACTAAATCACTAATGGTATTCATTATTCCACCTAACACAAAATTAATTTCTTCTTTAATAGTAACCCATGCTTCTATTAATGGTTCTTTTAATAATTGGAATGCTTTTCTAATAGCAAATAGAGTCAATACAATAATTGCAAACCATTTCATTGCTGTTTTAAAGAAATTCCACCCTGATTTAAGATAGCCCTTGAAGTTCTTTCTTATCTTTGTGAAAAAATCAAACAATAGCACTTGTTTTTCAATTACCCCTTTCCTAAACTCAGAAAACTCCTTTTGTTTATCAAAATATTTTTGCAACCCCTTTCTTCCACTGAGCCAATTAGTAATTTTACCTTCTTTCTTAGGTTTCTTATTTTGTCTTTCTGTAATTATGTTATCCATATAACGTTTCTTTTCTAATGTTCCAGCCGCTTCTTCTTTTCTATCCTCAATTTGTTTAAATTGTCTTTCTGTAATTTCTTTGGTGTAATTTAATACTTCTTTCATATCATCTAAATTTTTAGTATCAATACCCTTCTCACCAAAAAGAAGATATTCTACTCCATCAAAACCCTTAAAAGAGTTTCTTAAAGTTTCCACCATATTTTTTGCTTTTTTAAGTCCAGTTGCTCCATCATTCAAACTATTAAAAAAATCCTTATCATATAATTTTTTAAATGGCTTCATTGCAGTTTCCATTTCTCGTACTTCCAATAAGGCTTCCATTGCCTTCATTGCTTCTTCCGTTGATGCCGTTTGTTTCTTATGATATTCGTTTATTATAGTGAAACCTGCTCTAACTTTATTTTGTAATTGCCAAAAAGTAGGAAGAATACCCGAAGCCAATCTACTGATAACACCTAACGCTTTAGAACCTGCTAAAGTATCAATAGTCTTTTGAAACCCAGTTTGAGAACCCGACAAAGCCTCCGTTGCCCTTTTTACATCATATAATTTTGCAGTGAATACATTGGCTTCTTTAGCCGCTTCAATAAAGATAGAGCGAAAGTTATCAATCTCATTGTTATTTGAAACCATAATATCACTTCTGTTTCATTTTTTCCATTTCTTCTGCTTCTATTTTCTTAACTTCGCCATGTATTTCTAACATTTGTTTTACAAGAATTGCAGGAGTACAGTATGCCTCTAAAGGACTAATACTGAAAGTTGTTGAGTATGTATATATCATTATTCGTGAAACAATATTTGGTGGAACTTCTCCACCTTTTAATGCTCTACGAATTAACTTTCGTTTCCCGTATCATCCCCCATCATATCGGTGAAAGGATTAGGGAGAATTTCTTTTAATTGTGCGCCAACATAAGGGCTAAGTCGTAGTAAATCAACAGACGATAAAACTGGGTCTGTTTTTTCAACAAAATTTTCAACCATGAACTTATACATCTTATTCAAATCTAAATCAAAAGATTGAGTTTTTGAATCAATTTTCATCACGCTTGATAACGCTTGTTCTACCTGTAACCAAGTTGGTTCTTTAATCCAAACTTGTAGGTATTCATCAGATTCAGGTTCAACCCGTATATGATGGCATTCTGTATTTACTGCGGCAAATAGCCGGCTCTTATCTGTTATCGCTTTTTTTTCTTCTACCATATTTTCCACCTAACTAATACTAACTAACAAACAAACAAATGTGTTAGTGGAATGTGATAATGAACTATTATTTAATTAAATAGTCCTCCGTATTAATGCATTAAAGCCCATTTACCTTTATATTGTGCATTGGATAATGTTCTTGCTGATGCTGTGAATGCTACTTCTATTGCTCCTTTATCTTCAGGGAATGGGATATCAACAGTACTGAGTATAAAATCTGTTAATGTTAATGTAATAAATTCTTCTGTTTCTTTTGTAAAGTTCACAACAATATTACCTGTTGATTCGTTATCCTTTCTCAACTCATCCCATAATGTTGTATCTGTAATTAGTGCCGTCATTGAAACTTCATATGTTCTTTGTGCAGGTATATGTTCATTCATAACTTGCCTACTTGTATTTCCAATATATCTTTGAGGGGTTATGTTATTATTAATAGTAATAGAACCTGATTTAATCCTTGCATATGTTTGACTGAATACTTCTAAAGCACCGTCTGAAAACATAAATGGATAATTATCAGAATCAGTAACACTAAAGTTTTTCAAACCACTAGGAGTTAGAACTCCATTGTGAGGAATGTAATTATTAGCGGTATCAGTAACAACATCATATGCCCTTCTAGTAACTAAATCTAAACTTGTTTTTAACTCCATACCTTCTTCAAAATTAAGAGTCAATGTATTAACTTGGCATCCTGTAAAGATACGAGAAAATATGTTTTCATGTGGGGTCAGATTATCAACGGCAGTGGTTGCAGCCACACCTGCTTTTCTATAAGATACATCTAACCCAAAAGACGGTAAAGATGCTCCATTGGATTCATCAAAGGTATAGGTTAAAACACTAGTAGTTCCCATTTCATGATAATTGGCTAAATCACTAATACTAGTAGCAGGTGTAGTATCAGTAGTATTTGTTGAAAGAGGCGGGTATTCAGCACCACCCGCAATTGGAACTCTAACTAAACCTTGTGAAACATCATTAGCAATGAACTTATTATTAGTCGATGAAGTCCAATCAACAGCATTATTGGTAATTCCTAATCCTGTTACTTTTCCTAAAGCATAATACAACCAAGAACCATTATTTAATGATAAATCTAAAGAGCCACCACTAACAGTTTCAGCACCTCTAAATTGTAAAGCAAGATTTCTAGTATTTCCACCCATTAAAGCCAGTTGTGTAACTGGTGCATCAACGCTTGGTGGAGAAAAGGAATTAACTAACCCTAACCAATTATCAGATAATAGTTTTTGGTTAGTAGTTGAAGGTGCAATAACAGGCGCACCGAATGATAATAATTTAACATCTACATTTTCTGTACCGATTGCTTCCATATCAGAAACATTTGAATCAAAAGTAAAACTATTTTCAGTATTTGATGTAACCGTTACATAGTAAACTACTGCGGGAGTAGCAGAATCAGTAACTTTCGCTCTGCATCCAACATATAAATCAGTCAAAAACTTAAACTTATCACTATCGGCAGTAGCCAAAACTGCAATATTTAAATCGGTATTTCCAGCAGCCCAAGTAACTACCATACTATCAAAATACATATCCATTTCCGGCACTAATGTAGCCATTGTCCCTGCGCCTACAAATACTTCATTACTTACCATTTTTAATCACCCTATGTATTACGACCGAACCGCTTCATTTCAACTGATAACTTATACCCTAATAGTCTTTTACCCCTATCATTGGCTTCACTTCTACTCATCAATTTTAGTAACTCAGCACTTTCTTCTATTGTTCCTGAAGTACCGCCACCAACATACACAGTTGGTCGTAAAGAGTTGTGTTCTAAAATGTATCGTGCAATTCTATACAATGCTTGTAGTCTATCTCTAGAAAAAGTAATTGTTGGGAAATCTCTTCTATGTAAAACCCTCATGTGTAAGGTAAATGTGAAAGTTTCATTTCTAACTGCATAATCTATGGTAGGATATTCAATATTAGCACTCTCTTCAAAGACAATTATAACTTCTTGTGAATCTACATCTACTCTTCTTCCGGTTTTAGGTTCTATTGAACGAACATCAATAAATTTAGGAGTTACTGCATGACTCGATATTATACTACCATTGCTCGTTAAAGTAGAGGCAGTTGCAGCCCAATTATCATTTAATAAACGAATAATAAAAGTTACTTCATCCATACACTTAACTCCTTTTCAACATCTTTAACCAATTCTTTAGTAAGTATATCTATTGCATTATCTAAAATATTATCTTCAGAAAAACTAATGTCGAAGCCCAATTCAGTTTCTAATTCTTTAAGAATAAGATTACGTTCTTCTTGTATTCTTATTAATTCTGTTAATCTTTTAGAATAATTTTTCATAATAATCACGAAATAAAATGTATTATATTCTTTTTCCCATTAATAATATCATTTGCTTCTTCTAATAAAATATCATGTTTAGTTTTTAAATCTATATTAGAACCTGTTTCTGCAATCAATATAGAATTATCATCATGTCGAATTACTTCTGCCGCAACTAATTTAGTAGTCGCCTCATGTATTCCGGCTGGAACTCTACCATCACCTGCAACATATGTAACTCTAATAGAATGATTTTGAACATATGGGAATTGTTTATGGAAAAATATCTTTCCTTCATGGTTTATCATCCAATAATCACCCATTCTATTTTGGTCTTGGTTGTCGGTAAATCCTGTAACCGTACCGAAATTAGAAGTAAGATTACATGCCGAACCATCTTCTCCTAACAGTAGTGAAGATATTATTACATTACCACCATTTTCTGAATCAACCGTAGCATAAAAGAAATCTGAAATATTTACATTAGAATTACCATTAGCAGTAACAGATTTAGCAGCAACTTCACCTGTAAATTTTGCTGTCTTATGTGGGAAAACTTCATTGATTGCATCTACTATTTGACTAGCAGTTGTCTTAGTACCAAAATTATCATAAAAATGTGTACTCTCTACTAAATTAAAAGTATAGGTTCCGACAGTTAATGATATAGTCCAAGCACTAGTTGTTACTGTTGTAGGCAAGGTTAGTTTAGCAGTAGCAGATGCTAAATCTTTATATTCGCTACCTTGCCAAACTTCTAATCTAACTAACTTTTGAATTCTTGGTTGTGATAATTGGACAAACCCAACATAATCTTTCCATATAGATACAGGATATGCACCTTGATTCCAACCATCAAAAGAAAAATATTCATCTCTATGTATAATAGGTCTGTATGATTGTCCGATTTTATCGTCTACTTTCTCTTCTGCTCTCTTAATTAATTTACCTAATTCGGCTCTTGTAGGAGTAGTGGTATCACTAAATGCACTAATTTGTAATAAATTAGAAACGTCAGTGTGAGTAGTATAATGTCCAAAACCAATATTATAATTTACATCAATATTTGTGAAATCACTAGGAGAGGAAACTTTTACCATAGTATTACACCTACTTACTCCTTGCGAGTAACTTGCTATACTTATTACTTGCCCTTAGAAATATATCGTTATTTACACTTCTTTGTTGCGCCCTTTCTCTTCTATGTCTTCCTTTTATTTCAGGATTAGGTTCTCGCCTATTATTATTTCTATATCCAGTATCAATAAATTGACCGGCTATTTTAAAATCTAATGTCCTAATAGATTCCCATGTACTTCCCTTTTCTAATACTACTGGTATATATTCTATCTCTCCTAAATGTCCAGTAAATACTTCTCTCCAATGTTCTTCTGTTTGTTTTATGTTATCCTTACCAGTGAATATAAAGTCAATATAAAAATTATAAAACTCAGTAATTATATTTTCTTTTTCACTTGCTATATTAGTATCGCTATTTAAACCTAATAAAGCATATATTGTAAGCCCTTGAAAATCCTTCTTATTATCAGTTATCAAGGTAAAATGTCTTGTTATTTTAGCGAAACTTTCAAATATTTTTATTATTTCTTTTCTATCTTCTGGTTTTATCCAAAATAAATGTTCATATAATTCTATTTCATCTAACATATGTTTAGTAGAAGGCACTTCAGAATTCCTGCTACCTCCCCACAATTCTCCTGCTTGAAATGTACCTGAAGAATTAATTGGTACTATAGCATCTATTTTTCTTTGCGTATCTCCTTCATCTCCTGCTTTTATTATTGATTTAAATGTATATTTATTTACATTGTAAGTTTTTCTAAATGAAACTTTCGTATTTTCTTCGTCAGGAAATTTATATTCCGGCATACTAAGTGCTTGGTCTTTTTTATCCCATTTACTATCTTTTTTATCCTTATTTTTATATGCATCAGTTATACCATCTATTAAATGTTGCATTTCTTCTTCATTTAAATCCTTTAAATGCATGAAGTCCGTTTGTCCTACATTCCATGCTGTAGGATTAAATAATTTCTCATAATAATATTGTAAACCGTGGTCATACCAAGCAGGAAATTTTTGTTCTTGTGTACCTAATTTGTACTCTTTCTTAAACCATTTATATTCATCTGTCTTTTCAAATTCATTGAATAATTTTTTATTTTCTTTATTACTATATTCCACTTTAATGTCTTTTAACATTGATTTAAAAGCATCATGTTTCTCTTTATTATTTTTAATATTTATTACATATTGTTTGCCATCATTTTTAAATTCTACTTTATCTTTATCTACTTCATCTTGATTAAAGAACCATTGCAAATATGGCTTAGATTTATCATCCATAAATAATTTATATGAAGGATAATCATGCTCATAATCTCGGTCTGTATGAATAGTTTCTTTTAAATTATATCCAAATATAGAACTCAAATCACGAACCTTATTCCTGCTTAAATATTCCTCTTTCCAGTCAGGATTGTCTGCCATATACTCTTCTGTTGGTGTCCATTTACCATCCTTTATATCCTCATATGTTGGTGGATAATTCAATGCTTCCAATATATTCTGATACTTTTCATATGCCTTATATAATTTTAAACTACCTACCTCTCCGTCTTTAAGTATTCGTTGAATATTTATATGCTGTTCAATCTTACCTATTTCTATATCTAAATTACTTAAATCATCAATTAGTAGTTTAAATGCCAAATTTATGGAAGCAGTTTGACTTTTACTTTCTTTTTGCCAACTATTAGCACTACCACTTGATACAGTTCCTTTAATAAAACTATAAATTAATTCTCTTATTGTTTCGTTATCAGGTCGTTTGAAGGGTTCAAATTTTTTATTATTATATTGATAATAAGAATTACCATCAAATATTGTAGTTAAATCTCTTTCAGTATCTATCAGTATATCCATTATCTTTCTTACCCTGCCAACATTAGAGTATAATTTTTCTTGTTGTTTTTCATTAAAAATATCTTTTTCTTCACTTCTAGAAACTGTAGTGCCTCGTTTTAAATAATCCTTAAACGTTCCAATATCCTTTAATGCTTTAACAATCTCAGTATCAATTTTAAAATTTAAAACCATATCTCCTAAATCTAAGTTACCATCTTGGGGAGTTATCCTTAACAATATATCTTTTTTAATATCAGATAAACCCCTTTTAGGTTTAATTTCTCCATCCATTATATCTATAATAGTTTCTTTTAGAGTTTCTTTATCATTAAATCCCTTAATTTCATCATTAATCTTTTTAAATAATTGCACGTCAGATAAGTTTTTACTAGTAGTATTAGTCAATACAGAATATAGGTTATATGTATTGTCCTCTTTAAACCGACGTTTGATTTCATCTAATCTTTCTCTATTTATTATTGCCACATCTACTGCAAGGTTCTCCATATTTTTATCATTCATATAATCTATATGACCATCTACTTTGGTGTTAATATTAGCCCGTATTTGTTTATCATTTACAAGAACTTTAATTCCCTCTTCATATTCATTTTTGTCTTTAACTATATTTCTTTGTATTAATAATAATGATGACCTATCCGATATGCCAGTAAGTTGGGGTTCTATTTTAGTTGATTCTTTTTCTTCCTTAATAATATTAATAGTTTTAACAATAGATTTTAATAATTGTTTTTCCATTGGTTCTTCATCTTCTTCTATCTTAGTTGATGCTTGTGATTGTTTATATGCCCTAAATATCTTTTTAAATAATCGTCTTATATCAGTAGGTAGTAACTTGTTATCGTTAAAAAATGTTTTGAATTTATTTTCTACTTTAGTTCCATGTATTTTTTCAGGTGTTAAACTTTCATCATAATTATCTAATATTCCATTTATTGTTTTAATCTCTACATCGTTAAATTTCCAATCTTTTTTAAATTTA